GGTATGGATTCCTTACCTGCAACTCACAAGGGTTGGTGGGAAAACGGGTTTATGGATAGTGAGTGGTCATGAAATGTTTAGTTTGTGGGGTTGAGTTTGTTGCGGAGCGAAAGACGGCGAAGTATTGTTCTGAGCTTTGCAAGAAGAGGTTTCGGAGGGGAGTTAGCGGGACAGAAGGTTCCTTAGCGGGACAAGATGACCTTAGCGGGACAGATGAAGTTGGGAGTCCTGCGGAGGTGGTTGATGTGGTCAAGGACTTGAAATTGGATTTGCACAAAGACCTTGGGTGCTATTCATGGACGGAGAATGGGATATTTATTCGTTCCGACATAACGATAGATCAGGTTCAGAACATAGCTCGATTAGTTGCGGCGAAGCATGGTAGGGAGGTTGATTTTAATGAGTGCCGAGGTTAAGAAACCTTTGCCAATGCACAGCCCGGAGGCGATAAAGAAGCGGGTAGCGACTTTGCATAAGCAGCATAGGGTGAGGGACATGGCGATAGTGAAGAAGCGGATAGAGGGGAAGTCTAACAGGACGATAGCGAAGGAGATTACGAGGGAGTTTGCGCCGATAACTCATCAGCGTGTGGATTATATATTGAGTCGAGATGATATAAAGCCTATCATGGAGAAGCAGTATTTGAAGATCATGGGTGTTGTCCCGGAGGTTACGGACAGGATTATTGCGAAGTCGAGGGCATTAGATGAGAATTTGGATGACAAGATCAACCAGCCGATTTGTTGGGAGGCGAACAAACTATTGGCACAGACGGCGGGTATTTTGATTGCGCCGAACCAGACGAATATTCAGAACACGTTTATCACCCAAAATAACAACATAGTCCCTCCGGTGATACAGGATCTCATGAAAAAGTATTTCGGGGACATTATTGATATTAAGCCTTTGGACATGAAGGAGATTGAAGATGCCGCTGACGCCCAAGGGTAAGAAGATCATGAAGTCGATGAAGAAGACCTATAAAACCACTAAGAAGACGGAGGAGGTGTTTTACTCTTCTGTTAATAAGGGTAAGATAAAGGGAGTCCACAAAAAGAAATAGGAGTCTCTGATGCGATTCATTCTGAAAGGAACGGCGAGGGATGGGCATGGGCAGATAATTTCAAGTGCCACGGTGAGTGTTTATTTGGCGGGGACCACGACGGTTGCTTCGGTGTATGCGGCATCTGCCGGTGGGACTGCGGTGAACTCAGTCACTTCTGGAACGGACGGTTCGTTCACGTTATATGTTGATGATTCGGATTACTATCAATCTCAGAAGTTCAAGGTGACGGTATCTAAAACCGGATACACGAGTAAGACTTACGATGATGTGGTCATTTTCGCTCTGGGACAGGCGACGGTGAAGACTGCTTTGCCTTCGGATGGTGCCGGGGAGAACGGTGATTTTGCCATCGTTGAGACAACGGACAACCATCAGTTCGCGTGGCAAGCCGGGGATGTATGGTACACCAGCGGCAGGGCGGAGATTCTTGCTGCGGTTCCTTCTGCGGGTACGGGGACTAACGGGGAGATAAGGATCATCGAAGCAACCGGCCTTCATGCGATAGCATGGAAAGCCGGGGGTGCGTGGTATGTGTCCATAGGAGGCACGACAGAAGGTTCTGCCGGTAATTACTCTTGGGAGTCGAGTCTGTGACCGAGATTGAAGGCATAGCGGGTTGGGAGGGGATGTTTTCGTACAAGCCCACTCAGGTATTGAAGTGGCTTTTAACGAGTCCCTGTAAGATCACCTGCATATTTTCCGGCAACCAATTTGGAAAAAATGAATGTTTATCAGCACTTACGTTAATAGATACTCCTGAAGGGAAATTCACAATGGAGTATTTATATAATAGAAGGATGCCATTTGAAGTTTATTCTTGGGATGGGGACAAAATCGTTAAAGCAAAAGCATCAAAACCTTTTAAGAAAAGTGGTGGTAAACGCTTATGTTATAAAATTACAATGGCTAATGGTCAGTGGGTAGAGGCATCTTCTGAGCATCGTGTTTTAACAACTTCTGGTGATTATATTTCTGTCGGCACCTTATACGATTTTTTTCGCGGTTCTCCTCAGGAGAAAGTTTACGAGAAATATTATAAGATTGCTGACGAACCCTCCCATCGGGAGTCCATTTTGGGATTTTTCCCTTCAATTCAGTTCGAAGATGTTCTGCATTACTTGAAAAGAGTATTAGGTTTTCTAGGTTGTTGTTTTCACGATTTCCATCTAAATGGTGGACAACCTCTTGGGGGAGGAGGTAGCGAGACAGTTTTCTTTCGATTATTAAACGATGTTCGGCAACATATTTACCGCCATGTACTGCAAAAGGATGTTCTGGATAGTAAATATGCCAGTATCCAGAAATTAGTATGCGGCCTCCTTTCCATCCTGTGTGTTTATCACCGGAACGTGGTCCGGTTCTTTGAGTCTTTATTGCCAGTTTTTTGCATAGGTACTCTATCGTATACAGGGGTACATCAAAATATTCAGCGACTTCCCATTGTCTCAAACCTTCTTTCTCAATCATATAGATTAGTTTCTGATGATCGACTTTTCCCGAAGATTTCATACGCTCCTCCTTTAATATTTGATGGTAATAAAGTTATTAGCATCGAAATGGTTGCAAGTCAAGAAGTATATGATATGACCGTTGAAAAATATCACAACTATCTTGCGGGTGGTTTAATTCACCATAATTCAGTTGCGATGGATCAAATCTTCTCTATCTTGGGAACGCACCCTAACGTGAACAAACGTGTAAGGCCCGAAGACACCATCAGGACGTTCAGGTTTGCCTCTCAGACCCTCCCCGGGGAGAAGGAAGAGGATGAAGTCAAGAACACCCAATACCCCGCGTTCAAACGAAGGCTACCGGCTAATCTTATCGAGAAAGAGATCACGCAGAGAAAACCAACCTTAACGGTGAAGACTCCTGATGGCGGGAACGTACAGATAGAATTTGTGAGTTTCCAACAGGATGTTCAATCCGGTGCCGGTGTCCAGAGGAAGCGGATATGGATAGATGAGGAATGTACAAGGGATTTCTACGAAGAGCAGATCCCGAGGCTTCTTGCGGCGGATGGGGATATTGTGTTCACCTTTACTCCTGTCCCCGGCGCGATAGGTTGGGAGTTTGACGAACTCTACGAACGGGCGAAGATCATCTACCGGACCCCTGCGGTACGACAGCGGATTAAAGAACGCTACGGAGAGGACTACCCCGAATGTCAGATAACCAAAAGCAAAGATGACATCTGCGTTATCATGGCGGCTACGGATGACAACCCTGTTTACGAAGAGGTGGCACGGAAGCGAAGCCTTCATACCGGGATAAAGATCACGGCGAAAGAATACATCGATTCCATGTTCAATATGTATGACGATGAGGACGTTATCGATGCTCGAAGATATGGGTTGTTCAGACAGCTTTCCGGCAAGATCCACAAGTCGTTTTGCGCGACACATATATTAAAGGAAGAGGTTTACTTCCCCGAAGGCATTCCAACCGAGTGGAAACACTATCGTGGGATCGACTATCATCAGTCTAACCCTTGGGCGTGTGTATGGCTCTCTTTAAGCCCTCAGGACGAGATATTTGTATGGGACGACTACGCCCCCTCCCCCCAAAGGATGATAACCTACGACATAGCAGAGAACATCGCCCGAAGGAGCCATGACTTCAGATATGTGTTTAACATGATTGACCCGAACGCTTCCAATAGGCAGCCGAATACGAATTTAACCACCATAGACGACCTGAATAGAGCCTTTATGGACTTCCGAACCAGGGGACTATGTAATGGGGGTCACTGGCAAGCATGGGATACCCACGGTGGTCGCGGCAGGGAAGAACTGACTAAAAGACTGATAAATTCCGTAAAAGTGGGCAAGCCGTTCAATAATAAGGTAGTTTCAGAGGGTCGTGCGGTATATCTCCCGACAATTTGGTTCACCCAGAACTGTAAAAACACGATTGAAAGTCTGAAAAATTGGCGTTTGGAACAGTGGTCTTCACGGGAATCTCTTTCAAAAAACGATCCAAGGGAAAAGACGCAGATGAGGTGGTCGCATTTTCCTATTTGTATAGAATGTATGCTCAAGTCGCCCCTTCTGTCCCTTGCCAAATGGGGGAATCTGGATGGGACACCGTTGAGGCCGAAACTTTATGCTTCAGGAAGGAATTAAAACATGCTTTATGCGTTCCATTGTAAGGAATGTAAGAAGGTTTACGAGGTGATTCTACCCTTGAAACAGTACGATAAGAAGGTGAAATGCCCGTATTGCAAGAAAAGATTGAATAAAATCATCACTCCGGTCTTATTTAAGGTGAAATGATGGCAAAAAGACGGCTTAAAGAGGCAGATTTGGTGTTGGCGAACAACATTTACGACCAATACGACATTGCCAAAAGGGATCAACAGGATTCGGATGAAGAATTTGCCGGGATAATGGACATGATTGAGTGCAAACGGTCTGAAAAGGACTATGAGTGGATGTCCGATGTCTTCATCCCGGAGTTTCCATCTATTCACTTGACTGAAGCATCCCAATGGGCAAACCAGTATTTCCAGAGTCGTGATTTCGTTGAGGTGTACCTAAGCGATGCCTCCGAAATTGGTGAATTTAGGGCAAAAGCCGCCAAAGATTACATCAACACCATGCTCAATGTGAAGGAACTCTATCACTACCCTAAGTACATAAGGGCAAGGGGGATAAATTCAATCCGTGGACAGGTTGTTGCGGTATGCAGTTGGAAACAGAGGCTTATAGAGAAGAACGAGCCTTCGGAAGAGATGGCATTAACAGGGTACGATGCCAATTCCGCCCCGGTTTACGACATGGTACAGAAGCAGAACACGGTTTCTCATCCGGTTGAGGACAGGTTTGAGTATGAGGTAATCGACCCGAGGAACCTGTTTTCGGATAACAAATACGCCTATTCGATACAGGAAAAGGAATGGGTTATCATTAGGAGTGAGATGACCTATGACGAACTGTATTCCAAGCGATTGGAAAACGGGTACATCAATCTCGACAAGGTGAAAAAGTGGAAAACGGTTTATAAAACTGATACCGCAAAGGACACCGAGAATGAAGAGAACGAAAGCAAACTTACCGAGCCGCATTTTGATGTTCTTGAACGATTCGGGAAGACTTGGGCGGTTGTTGAAGACCGTGACGAATATGGAAACCCGAGAACGATTCATAACGGGTACAAAGAGGACGGGTCTGTAAAGGAATCTGCGGAACTTGTCGAGGCGATTGTCACGGTGGCTTGCTACAATAGCGATAGAGTCCTGATAAGGCTTCAGGCAACACCGTTTATCACCTCCAAGGGTATTCCCTATAGACCCCTTATAAGAGGGTTATGCTACGTCCATCCGACCAAGGATGTCGGCATGAGCGACGGTAAGTACGGCAGGGAACTTCAAATTTTAATAAACGACATGATAAACATGGGTATCGACAGGTCTAAACTCTCCATGCTGCCTACTTTGAAGGTCCGGAGACTTGCTTGGGAAGACAACGATTCCATCTATTTTGAGCCGGAACACGCTATGATAGTCGAGAACAAGGACGACATCGAGGAGTTCAGGATCGATGGGAATATTCAATCTTCAATGGACATCATCTCATTGGCGATAAATAAGATGCAACAGGTCGAAGCGGTGTACCCCACGACAATGGGAAACACGCCAGGGAAAGTGGAAACCGCAACGGCAATCTCCGGCGCGGAGAACCGGGGGAACTTGAGGGCAAACTACAAATCCCTTACCTTTGAACATACTTTTCTTTCGGAGTTTTACTGGATGATGCTTCAAATGGGCTACCAGTTCATGCACCCCGAAACCGCCACCGAGATCATGGGTGACAATGCACAATATTTCGATCCCGACCAGAACTACAGCTATACCCCTGTGACGAGCAATATCGAGGTGGAATACTCAAAGGCGAAGAAACTGCAAGCCTTCGACTCTATGTTGAGCCGTTTGGTTGGGCTTCAGAACCCCGCCATCGTCCCGATCATTGCGGCGATTGTGTCACGGCAATTCGAACTCCTGGGTGATGAGTACCAGAAATACTCTAAACTTGTTGAAGTGTTGGCTAAGACACCCAATACCCCTGAAGCCGGAGGAGGGAATAAAAATCAACCCAACGGTAAAGAAGCAATGCCTCCTCAGAATCAGGAAGGATTGCCCATGAGTGGCATGGAACAAGAGGTTAGAGGAATATGAAAGACATACAGACATATTTGGAACGGATTAAAAAGCGTAGTGCTCACAGTCTTCAGGTATTTGAGAACAACCTTGATTTTGTGCTTGCCATAAAAACCCCTATCGGGCAGATGCTCTTAAAAGACTTGGTTGATCGGCATGAGATTCAGTTTAATAAAATCGCCTCTTTGGATGCCACTTATGCCGACAAACAGACGTATCTATACTTAAAAGGAATGATTGAAACATGGGTGGCTCGCATTGCGAGCTATGAAAATAACGTGAGTGATTATAAGAGTTCCGCCCCAAAAGCCGAACAGAAAGGATGAGTATGGAAAACGAAGAACTGGCCCAGGAAACTCCCGCCCCCGAAGAGGCAAGCGAAGTCCCTGCGCCCGAACCCGAGGTTGAGCCTGATGAACCCATAGACAACAGGGAGAGGTCAAGGCTCGGAAGACGCTTCACGCAGTTGGAGTCTGAACTTCGATCAACCAAAGAGACACTGGCAAGAATGGAACAGATGTTGGCTTCGCCCCAATCGCTTCCTTCGGCCCCTCTTGACGACGAGTATGATTCCGACAAGATCCTTACCGTAGGAGAACTTGAGAAGTACGAACGGGCAAAACAGGAAAAGAGAGATCGGCAACAGAGTGTGTATCGAAGCCAGTATGTTCAGACCATAAAAAGTCTGTCCACTGACCCTGATCTTCATGCTGAAATTGAGAAGGAAATGCTGACCAATATTTCTGAATATCCTACTCATACGAATCATCAGAATCCGGTACACGATGCGAAGGTGAATTATCGACTTGCCCGAGCAGCCGTGATCGAAAAGAAGTATGCCGTTCCGAAACCCAATGTGCGTGGAGGCGTAAATGCACCAACGGGTGTGACTGCCACCACAAGGACGGCGACACCTCCAAGGAAGATTGTCAAACTCGATGAGGCGACAGCCAAATTCGCAAAGGCAATGGGACTTGATGAGGAGTCTGAATTTGTCCAGCAGTCTGTAACAAGGAGTGATCTTTGAACAGTAGGTACATAAGGACTCATCGCACACGACTTCCGAAGCACCGGCAATCCACACGTTTGCCTGGTTCGTTTGAGGACCGGAACAAGTGGATACGGTGTTGGAATTGCGGATTCGTGATTAACAAGGATCGTCTGACTAAATCAGATCAAATGGCATCCTCCATAACGGATTATCCATTAGAAAACACAGAGGTCAGGGGATCTGGCGATGAATTAAACATAATTTTGTCACAAGACGAATTAGACACGGTAGGGACGATGATACAGAACGGGCTTGATGGTGATCCTGTCACGGATTATTACACTCCGAGGATTTGCAAACCATTGAAAGGCTGCCCATTGTGCGGAGTCGTCAACCTGCCTTGAGGAGGATAAGATCATGGGAATGGGATTTTCAATCGTTTATTCTCCGCATAAGCCAATTTGGGTTCCAGTGGACACCACGGACACCCTTTATCACGGTCAGTTGGTTTATTACGGTCTTCGGACACCTGCTAACACAGGTGGAGTAAAGGCGTTGATCGCTGCAAGCGGGATGGGGGATGTCAGTAAGTTCCAGCCCCCGTTCGGCATTGTGGTTGGCGACAACAATGCAACTCCCGTATATGCGACTGTGAGCACGGCGAATGTGAAACTTCCGTATATCACCGGAGTGGATACGGCGGCGGCACAGATAGCCCGTGATTGGCGCGGTGCGGAAGGGATGTACTCAAAGGGTGACCCTCAACCGCTGGTTCAGGTAGCGCGGATTACTGCCGAAACCATCATCAGAGGGTATTTCAGAAACAGCGCAACCGTTGGGACGACATGTATCACCACGTTGTCTCCGACGGCGGTTGCGACCACGGCGATGACTTTTGCAACCTTCGGGATGACTACGGTGGCTCAGAACGCGACTACCTATTGCGTGACAGGGGCAAATGCTGGTCTGTATAGAGTTGCTGCAAGTGCAAGTGCAACTGCTTACACATACACCCGTGAATGGCCCTACACCCCCGCGACGACGGATACGTTCAAGACCGTCAATGTGCGTCAGGGTCTTTGCCGTATGAACGTGGACACGACCTACGGGCTTTGGATCAATAACGTGGATGCGTTGACTTCGAATTGTTATTTAGCCAACGTGCTTAAACTGGATCTCTCTGGCGGTGCCGGTGAGGAATATTGTGACTTCTCGTTTGCTCACGATATGTTCTCGGCAGCTGCTCAGGGCAGAACGACATAAGGAGGTAGTATCATGGGAAATCCATTGACCAGTTCACAGTTTATCCGCCTTCTGGACGACAGACTCCGCAAGGTGGAAGTGGATTCCTTCAAGGAGCTGCCTTCTATGATTGACCGCCTGTTCGGGGTCATCAAGTCGGACAAAGCCTGGGAGGAGTTCTATGGGATAGGTGCGGTGCCTGACATCCCGGCGTTCAATGGAGCGTTGGAATATCTGAGTGTCGCCCCTCAATATTACACCAGGATCGAACCCAAGGAATATGCGGGTGCGATTGTTATCGAGAGAAAACTTATTGACGACGAACGCTACGGGGTCATCAAGAGCCGCCAGCAGGGACTTGTCGATTCTCTCATCCGTGTTCGTGAGAAGTTGGGCGCACAGGCGTTCGGATACGCCTTCTCGTCTGCTTTCACGTTCCAGACCAGTGAAGAAGGAGTTTCACTTTGCTCCTCTTCGCATACCACTAAGAGTGGTGCGGCAACGACTACCGGATTCGACAATGCCGGTACGACTGCAATCAGTAAAACCTCTATCGCGGCGACACGGATTATCATGCGGCAGTTTAGAAACGAAACGGGATCTCGTATCGTTATCGAACCAGATACCCTGATCGTTCCCGACAACCTCTATGATACTGCGTGTGAAGCGGTAGGATCGAACTTTGTAGGTGCAAGTTCCCAGATGGACCCCGACAGCGGGAATATCGGTAAGATCAATACCCAGTACAACAGATGGAAGGTTATCGCCTATCCTCGTCTTGACGACTACGACACCAACAACTGGTTCATGGTCGATTCCAAAAAGATGAAGGACTATCTGCTCTGGGTTGATCGGCTGGCACCGGACATCGAAACCACCAAAGATTTCGAAACGAAAATGTTCAAGCAAAGTATCTATTCCCGTTTCGGGTACGGATTTACCGAATGGAGATGGATCTACGGAATGGAAGTAAGTTAGTAGTAACGGTAACTTAGGCTCTTTGACAATTTAGGAGTTGAGGCTTAATATGAACAAAGTCCTCAACAAAACCAATCGGTAGGGGGCTTCGGCCCCCGCCGAATAATCGTGCAAGGGTCCGTTAGAGTCGGATCGGCAGCCCTTCGGGGGTGTTACATACAGAGGAGGATTAGAAATGGGATATACGAATTTTCCAAACGGGGTGACAAGTTTCGGCCTTCCGGTCTTGGGTCAGGCTGGATGCGGGGAGATTTTTCATTTGGTGACCAACAAGACAACCGATACATATTATGGGTTGCTCAGTGACCGTAAGGTTTCTGAGGATACTATCTTTACCACTCTCGCAACCGCATATGCGGCAATGACGACAAATCAAAACGATACGCTTTATGTGTATCCAGGCGATCACGTCCAAACCGCAAGTCTTACATGGGCAAAAGATGCGACGAATATCATTGGTGTGGGAAGCATAAACCAGAGATTCCAACCTTCAACCCTAACTACAGGTGGGGTCAGGATTTCCTGTACCACGGCAGCAGTTGATTCCATCATCGATTTTACCGGAAACTACGTCAGTCTATATAATATTGGCACGTTCAATAGTGCGGCAAGCACATCGAACAAATGCGATATTAAGATTTCCGGTAAGAACTTCTTTGCGGATTACTGTTCGTTCCGTGGTGGAAATAGTTCCACGCAGACCGCAAACGCGACGGCTGGTATCCCGATTTGGGTTGCCTCCTCCGTTGCCGGCGGCGGAAATGCCATGTGGATTAGAAACTCCGTTATCGGGAGTGCCGGGAATGCAGATAGAACGAAAGGGCCAGGATGTATCTATTTTGAGGGTGGCGCGGCGGCAGGGTTCAATCCTGTTATCGAAAATTGTCTCCTTTCAACGAGGGCATCCGCAAGCACGAATCAATGCTGCTTGGTTCTCCTTGAGGCGAACTACTCCGTTGACCGTGAGCTTCTGTTTAAGGGTTGCAACTTCTACAACTTTGTCGAGAACCTTGCTTCGCTTGTTGACTATGCGATTCAGGACGAGTGCGCCACGACCCACATGATTACGATTGATTCACGATGTACCGCAACGGGTATTGATTACTGGTCGAATGCGCCGACGTATTGTTTCGTGTGTGCGCCAGCTTCGGATGGTCATGGCGGAATCGGAACTGCAAGCCATACGACCTAGTGAGGTGAATTATGCCAAAACCGAGTGGCGGGAAGGATGTTTACGGTATCTGTCCTCAGTGCAACGGGACAGGAAAGAGGAAAACAGGCACAGGGGAAGAGGAATGTCCCCGGTGTGCCGGAGCGGGATACGTCATTATCGGTTATGTGGAAAAGTAACCCCGCCGGGGAGGCGGGTAAACCTCCCCACTTTTAAGGAGCAAAAGAGATGATTTGTAAATGGTGTGGTGAGAACGATGTCCAATCCGGAGAGGCGTGTGCCTTTTGCGGAACTCTTTTCGGAGAGGACAAACCGAAAATAACGGAAGTCAAGAAGCCAGCCCCTAAGAAGAAAGGCAAGTAAGTGGGGAGAGTCGGCGGTCATTGTAATATGACTAACATCGACCAGGGTGTGTTTGATTACATCCAGAAGCTCTTTGACATAGATACAATGGTTGATGTCGGGTGTGGTCCAGGGGGGATGGTGTATATCGCAAAATGCCACGGTGTCCATGCAGTAGGGGTCGATGGAGACTCTAATGTAAATGCGGATATAACCCATAACTTCGATGACGGACCTCTTGATATTGGCCCGTTTGATTTAGCGTGGTCGGTGGAGTTTCTTGAGCATATTGAGGAACAATACTTAGTCAACGTCTTCTCTTTGTTTAAGAACTGCAAGTATGTCTTTTGCACTCACAACCCGAAACCGGGACCGTGGCACTTCAACTGCCAACCAAACGAGTATTGGATAGATGTATTTACTAAAAACGGATTCAGTTACGACAGGTCAATATCGGAACAGATTAAAGTCCACAGCACCATGCAGAGGGAGTTTGTTAAAAACAGCGGGGAGTTTTACATAAATGAAGGTTTCGATCATCGGCAAAGGGCGTGGTTGGGAGGAAGCCCCATATGATTCAAGGACTTGGGGGATCACACAGTTAAATCTCCGTCGTCCGGTGAATCGGGTCATTGATATGAATGACTACATGCTTTGGGGACCAGAGGAAGCTATGGAAGCGGCTCAATCCCGTATGCTTGCTGAGGTCTATGGGACAGAATATATCGATAGGGATTCATACCCATTAGAAGGTGTGATTGATAAATTCAAAACAGATTACTTTTCCAATTCCGTGGACTACGCGATAGCCCTTGCGCTTTATGAAGGATATGATGAGATTCATCTTTACGGTGTGAACATGGAAACCAATTCTGAGTACGCATTTGAAAAAGCCGGGGTTGATTTCTGGTGTGGATATGCCCTTGGGTTAAAAGCCCAAGTGATAGTGCATGGTATGTTTTCGACTATCATGCGAACTAAGGACGGACTATTATACGGGTACGGGAGTCCCCAGAGAGAGAGGAGAATATGACGGCACAGTTTTTTTCAGAGGCGGATATGACCACTAAAGAAGGCATAAAGAAAGTCTCTTCGGAATATCCGGCGTGGTATTACACGACTATGGTTGAAGACTTGAAAGACGATGTTCGGCGGGAAGAGTTTCAGCTTGAAAGCGGGGTTATCCCCGCCGACAGAATCCCACAGATCAGGGATAAGGTCAAAAGACTCAAAAGCAAACTTGAGGAAATCGAAAATAGCGTTCCGAAGCTGAATGAAGTTGAAGAGGCTAAACTTTTGAAGGTTCGAAAGGATCTGGGTAAAGAGATCACCAATCTCATGTTTACCCGTTCGCAGATGCAGAAAGGCTTGGCGGATAGCCATACAGAAGCCCGACGAATGACGGAACCGTGCATCACCGTTACTCCCGAAGTCGCGGAGGTAGCAAAATCGTGCAACATCACTATAAACAAAGGCAAACTGTCTCGGAACCAAGCAGAAAAGATATGGAAGATCACCGGAAGGTATTTTAATGACATCTCAAATAGCGAAAGTCTCCGCAAGGATTAAGGTGACGTTATGATCGGGATCGATTATATAAACAGATTGGCGCAGATTCTTAACGATGCACACCCAAGTGGGTATTTCCTCGACAAGAAAACCAGTTTCGATTTTATCTATGAAGCGGCGAAGAATTTTGCATCCGATACCCGATCACTCCATTCCACTCAGACCATAACCACGGTGGACGGGACTGCTAAGTACGCTCTTAACCCGAATTTCCTCAGAGTCTTGACGGAGGATTCGGATGGGAAGGAAACGATACCATATAATAATGGAACCGATACGTCGTGGCTTTCATTTGAACAATATCCAACGATTGTTTACGAAGACCTTGATGAAGCAACGCCTTACAGGTTTTCCATCACCGATAGACCAAAAGCGACTCAGTTGACCGGAACCGCGACATCGAGTTCGACCAATTCAGGTGGTGAAACCACACTAACGGATACCACGGCGGCATTCACCACTGTTCCTACCGGGTCTGCGGTATATAATACAACCTCAAGCTATGTCGGGTATGTGCTTTCGGTCACCTCTGGGACTGCCGTTAAAACCGCTATGTTTGACCTCTCAGCGGTTCAGAGCGCATATGCGAACTGGACATCCACAAATGCCTATATCGTTCAACCAGCGGCTCAGTATGACCTTGTGTTAGACCCTACTCCTGATACTTCGGGTCATACGATAGCACTTGAGTATGTCTGTTCTCCTGATCCGGTTTATACCGATTACGGGAGTTACGGGTTTGCCTCGGGGTTTGAGGAGGCAATTCTGAAGTATGCCGCATGGCTCTATAAATACCGTGATGTCCAGCCTAAGTTTGGGGATATGCTTTACATGGCATACGATGGTCAGATGCGGAAGGCTCGGAGCAACAACAGGGCTATAAAGGGGATGAAAAGAGTTAGGGCGAATTTCATATCTTCTAAGCCGTGGAGATAAAATGGCTCGCAAAAAAGTAGAACCGAAGAAAAGTATCGCAGACATGGCACCTATCCCGATGAGGGGCGGGTGTAACACCTATCTCCCGGCGATAACCTTGCCATCGGGTGCGTTTTCCATGATTCAGAATATGAGGGCAACGCATCCTGGGTTTAAGGCTCGGGCAGGGACGTTAAAACTTCATTCAACAGCTCATTCAGCAACTAAGACGCTTTCGCTTTACCACTTCAGTAAAGGTAAAAGGTCGGAGAACCATTTCCTGGCGCAGTTTTCGGACGACGATTTATATCAAGCCACTACTCAACCTCCTGGTGTTACCACAGGTGTTTTCGGGACTTTGATGCACACCGGAACTGCGTCTTCGTACCCTGCGGCGTATTCTAATATAGATGATACGCTATTGTATTCCAACGGGGTGGATCAGCATCAACTCTATCCCGGTGATGCGAACCCGATCAAGAGTTTTGTCGTCTATCAGTCTGCGAATGCACTACCATTGATCCCCTCCATCGGGAAGGACTATACCAACGAAGTCTTGGATTCAAGCACGACGAGTTATGCCGATATTTCCGCGCTTGAAACTAACGTCAACGATTCGGTTCTTATCTGTTGCTCCTGTGTTCCGTCGAAGTTGAATATCACAATGATTGCGACGGCGTTAAATACTAACACCTCTGTTCTTTCGGTGGAATATTACAAGGATAGTTGGGCATCCGTAACGGCTCTTTCGGATGGAACCGCTTCGGGTGGGAAGACGTTTGCACAAAGCGGGACGATTTCATGGACGGCTCCCACGGATATGACACAGGGATATATGTTCGGGGTAACGGGTTTCTGGTTGAGGTTGACCGTTTCATTGACGCTTAGTGCCACGGTAAGAATTGCCCAAGTAACTTATGGTGGTGTGTTCCAATCGCTTCAAAACGTATGGGACGGTGAAAGTCTGGTCGCAATTGAGGCAAGGTTTTATATCCATGCAAGCGCAGCGTATTTTACCTATTATGGGTCATCGATCGACATTTCAAGCATGGTTGCCACGGATGATGCGATTTATTTCAATTCACTTGATTTAATCAGTGCGTTTTATATCGACAGCACTTCTGCCCCTTCGGTGACGGCAAGCGTGACTCCACATTTGTATTACTACACCGGATCGGCATGGACAGAGGTAAGCGGTCTTGTGGACAATACAGCAGGGTTTACTAAACCTGGATGGGTGACGTTCACAAAAACTGCCGCACAAAAGACCATGTTTCAGACATCCTATTATTCATACTGGTGGAAGATAACTGTAACGGGTGGCAATATCTCAGCCGATACGCGGATAGGGATTTATACCATGCCCTACTATGACATAAACGACATCTGCACCACTGGGAGGGTGAATTGTGCATGGAAGAACAGGGCGGTTTACGGAACCAATAGGGATCAGTATCTTTTGGTTTCGGCACTCCATCAGCCGATGGTTCTCAACGGAAGTGATTCTGCGGTGATTGACCCAGGTGATGGCAGGGCGAACATTCCTATTTGCGCGAAACAGTTCAAAAACGAACTCATGGTATGGCAAGAGGAGAAGGGAACAGAAGGCGGATGTTTTACGCTCTTTGAAGGCTATAGCCCTGAAACCTTCGGTAAGTTGGTTCTATCAACCAAACTTGGCGCGATGAACTCCAAAAGCGCAGTCGTTGTCGAGGGTGTTGCGGTAAGCACCGAAACGGGCGTTGAGATCCGCACAGTGGTTTATGTCCTTAGTCACTACGGAGTTTATGTTTCGGATGGAAGGTATTGCACTATTATTTCAGACGACATAAGGGACAGGTTTGATACCACAAACGCAAATTGTATTAGAAGAGGTTACGAATCGGATATGTGGATTGCCTATGATTCGACCTACAATGTCCTGAAACTTGGTTTGGTGTGCGGAACCGGAACGGTGCCGAATGTGTTTCCAGTGTACGACATTACTGACAGTTCATGGATGTTCGATTATGGTCAGAATATATCAAGTTTCTGTGAAGTCGAAGCCGGTAGCGGTACTGCTCCTGTTCTCCAATGTGGGGGTGGTAGTGCGGATGGTTTAGTGCATCTCCTGAACAGCGGCACAACTGATAACGGGACTGCGATAGATTCTTATGTCACAATAGAACTCGATGGTGCTGGTATGGTCATGAATGCAAGGGAACTCATTCTCTCCAAGACCGGGGACGTGACCATAACGCCCTACCAGGACGGAACAGCTCAGACCGCAAAGGTGATTTGATGGATAGGGTAAGGATGAGTCTGAATATCACAGGAAAGCACGGATCGCTTAAGCTCGCGGGTAGCGATCTGAGTGAACTGGTCGTGTTAAAAAATGATGCGGTTGAGATAACGCCTTATGTCCCTTTGAATGTCATTGGGGAACACATTGGGATTAAAATGGCAGGGTCGAGATTGGATTACGTTTGTTTCAATATAGAACCAATGGCGGCAAGATGAAAGAGTATTTCAGAAAACCACATATTGCCAAAAGCTACGTTGATATGTTCGAAAGAACATCTGAAAAACAGATGCAGTCTGAAAGTGTATATAAACATTCCGAGTTTAAGAAGCCATACAACTCTGATAGTTATGACGATATGGAGCAGATGGTTCAGCCCACGTTCAACTTTGGTGGAATTGCGCCTCCTAAATGGGACTATCCGCCTGACGAGAAGAAAATATTTAGATGGAAAATCATAAGGACACTCAAGGAGAAGATAAAAGATTTTTATCATCGGGAAACAACGGGAGAACTAAAAATTACGGGAGAACTAAAAATTACGGGAGAACTAAAAATTATTGATGGGCCGATTGGTGAAATCTCTCCCAGGACTTTTGCAGCTGGTGGTACGGGTCCAACAAAGAAGGAAAGAACTTGTGCTGATTACTGGCGTGAGTTGTTTGGGAATTGGACAGGGGGTGTAGTTGATAGCGATGGGATGAGATTGATAAACAAATACGCTATGGTGTGTCCCGTTATATTTGAACCACCCTATGACTGTTGCAAAGACGCAAAGATGTCCGATCAGAATGGGTTTGAAAGGAAAGCTGGATGCACTTATACCTGGACGAAGAAACTTGTATCAAAATCAGGAAGCACTTGTACTTATCTTGTTGAGGTATGGACTATATGGCAGAACGAACCATGCTTCAGTAAAACCATAACGGCAGTTTGCGGGTCCGTAACTGCGGTCAATAATCAATTATATTATAGAACTGTACTATGTGGCGGTACTGAATCGATAGGTTATGTGTCCCTTCAAATGGCGGTGGATGAAATTCAGTCCTTCACAATAGTAGATGAACAGGTTGGAGCATCATACGATTGGGTAATCACTTCAGGGGGTGGATCAATAACAGGTGACGGAGTATATACAGCACCTTCTTACAATGTGGATTGTTTACAAAACCCGACGATAGCATTGAAATGTGGTGGGAACATTATGGCAACCATAAGCCTTGCGGTGAATGGTCCTTATTATGCAACGTCTTTAGCATCAGAAGTATGTTGTCAGCCGGTGTCACCGCTGCAAGATTATAACTGTCTTAACTACCAGAAGTGTAACGGAACATATCAAAACGCCACTGACGCTCAATGTCTCTCGGCTTGCGGAGCCAATTCTGGTACACTTGCGTATAACCCCTGCGGTTGGCCCACGCCTGGGGGGAGTTATACTACCGATCTAAGGACAGCGGATATGAAAACAGCATGGTGTTGTGTTACTTCGTTGTTATAGGAAAGTTATGAAAGAGCTTACCAAAGAACAGTTATATGACAGGGTGATGGCGGTTCAAAGGGCGAAGGCTATCTTTATAGAGTCCGGGTTGACGAACAATATTACTAAAGCCTTTGAAGCGTACCAAGAGATATTTGCGGAGAGAGAACGGGAGATATTTCTATCATCCCAAGTCCACGGGAACAGAGAAAAGACTGTTCTGGATAAATATGAACGTATTAGATGCCCGGATTGTGATTCAGATATGATGTTTAGGCAAGTTCCTACAAACCCAGAGGGGATAAAAGTGCAACTTGTTTGCAGTAACGGCGAATGCGATACGGTGCTTAATTCGGAGAACGATTTACTGTGGTGGATGCAGAACATGAGGGTGAAAGATGGACCTGTCGCAACTTAAAAAGTCATCTAAGAAGGATGATGTACCAGGAACTGTGGAAGCGTATCTTGAAGAGTTATGCCCCGTTCCTAATTGCGGGAAAAAGTTGAAATTGATGAAACCATGCTGCACCAGCAGGTTCTTTACGAAGGAATGTAAATGTGGATATAAAGCTACTGTCAATCATTATGTTGGGGATAGCCGCCGAAGCACTGGTTGAGTTGATTAAGAAGGCTGGCCCATTACAGGGAGCAAGAAGATGGATTATCTGCAAGACACCGTTTCTTTACAGCAGAGAGATGGAAACACATTTGCTGCAATGCCCATATTGTATCAGCTTATGGCTTGGGATTTTGGCGGCGATAGGATATTTATTTATGGAATCAGTGGTGGTTCAGTTTATTGTGGTTGGACTTGTTTTGCACAGATTGAGCAATTATATTCATATCTTATGGAGTATAACGAAGGATAGGCAGATGGACATTCGTATAAGGAGGGGTTGAGATGCCTTACGATGCTGAGGGACAATATTATGAAGGGGCGCAGGTTAGTTCTTCCGATTTTCAGCCTGTGAGTGCGTTCTATCAGGATGATGATTATTGGTCGGGGAATGATAAAAATACGCCTATGAGTGCCTTTGGGCAAGAAAATGACTTGTTTGGAAGCCAACCTGCTCTTGGCCCATCTGTCAATGATAATTTATCTCTTAAATATGGAAGAGAGTATGAAGGCATAGGACAACCATATTGGAACGGGAACGCATGGACGCTCGGTTCAAGCGGTGGGACGACAAATAAAGCCATTACTCCAAAAGTGAGTTCATCCAGTGGCACAAGTTCATCTAACCGAACTCCGGTATCTTCTGGTCCAAGTAGGGTTTCATCCATGCCTGATTCAAGGTTCGCAACAACCCCAGCCATAGCTACCGTGGTAAGACCTCAATCGGCATTACAACCTGTCATTCCTCCTGCCATTGATCGGTTTGTTTCCATTCCTCAATCTATGTATCAGACGACAACCACCTTTCCTGAGACAAGTAATGTAATCAAGGATACATGGGGAAGAACGGTTACGGCCCCTCAGACTCAAATCACAACGGGGGAGACTACAAGCACAACTCATAAAGTGCCTACAATGGCATTGCCTCAATATCAAGAGACACCGGCTTTGGTAGCCCCTCCCCGTAACGCTATGAGAGAGAGGATGCTTGCACAAGAAGAAGCGTCTTTGGGAGTGGGTGAATGGCGGCAGTCACTTAAATCAGGATTGAATAAGATCATGTCCGAGGGGAATTTCGCTGCAAGAGGGGCGCAGATGCGTGAACTGTTCTCCGGTGCTGGTAAAGCCCTTGGGAGGATACTGCAATCCGCAAGTTCGGCGGCGAGGAAACAGTATAACGAGGAGTATGCAACAGCGGTTTCTTTTGCGGTTGAGAATTATCGTGGTCAACTCCAACAGAGGCTTTCAAAGTATTCTCAGGACATTCAGATGTACCTTGGTACAATGGAGAATCAGACTACGCAATCATCGAATCAGAGTGTGTTCACTTCGGGTGGCGGCACGACAACCACGGGTGGGACAACAGTAACCGAAAATAAAAGTGGTGGCGGCCAACTGACCGAAAAAAGCACAACAAGACCCGCAGGGTATTAGGAGGTTATCATGGGTGAATGGCAAGCAGAAGACACGGCAACTGATTATCCACGAGGCCCATACCCGACTGACCTCATTGTTTCGGAAGACAGCCAAAGCCTCATAAAACGGGATCTAACCGATGAACCGAATCCTGAGAAATTCACATTCACTCCTGATATGGGGCCAGTGGATTTGCGGGTTAATTATGGGCTTAACCAACCCGCTATCAATAGTCAGATCCCTGGATCAGCACTTGGTACGACAGAAGTTGTGGGTTACGACAATAGGACAGCCATAAGAAAAGGTGGTCAAGAGACATGGACGACTCCCGAAGGGAATGAGGTCACGGAAGACTATTACAAAACGGGCGGGAAATACGGTAAAGCAGATGATCCTCATAAGGATTCGGATGTCATCTATTACCCCGATGAGATCCATACCAAGAAACCTGACGGGACTTGGGATGTCACCGCACGACCTCAGCCGCCCAAGAAAGACCCTGTCTTGGACCAGATAGACAAGTTATCAAATACATCACCGGAAGATGTGGTGAGAACCGCAGAACGGAAGTTTGGTGTTTCTTTAACTCAATCTCCCAAAGAACAAGCTATGGCAAGAGTGAGCCAAAGCGATTCCATTGCATTTAAGGATATGTTCGGGGTTGATATTAGCAGGGCTACACCTGCAATGTCGGCAATGTTCAGAGATAAACGAAAATCAGAATTGGCAAGTTTTACTAAGCATTACGAACAACAGGCGGCACAAGCGGCACAGTATATTAAACAAAATTCACCCGAGGAGCTTCTGAAACTCAAGAAGTCTTATCTGGAAGTTAAAAAACTGGAAGAGGATTTGAAAAATAGAACCCCGAAACAAGAACCGAAACGCATGAAATCCTACTATAATGCCGAAGGGAAATATGTGGGCGAGTTTAACGTCAATGACCCGAACTTGGGGAAACTGATTGAGGAGAAAGGTCTTACCCCTGACAAACCTGCGAAACCGGCAAACGAAGATTCCTTAATCAAAGGAGCTATAAGTCAAATAGATGCCCATATCGCTAAGAATTATACGCCTGAGATCAAGGCAGAAAGAGCATTGATAAATCTCATTGCAACAGGGAAGGGAGTTGATAGCAAAGGGAAACCCTACAAGGATGAGGCGGCGAAGTCTAATGCGATTCAAATCCATATGAAGCGGATTGAAGACATGGAACAAAAAAGGGATCAGGCACTTGCGACGAAAGCATTGATCCAGAACAAAGAACTACATCCTTCTCAGGTGGTTTGGGGCGGGAATAAGGAATCCGCTCCTACGGATTCAGCAAAAGAATCCGAGTTTGATCCAGAGGGAACGGGATACGATTACGAAACGGCAAAAATGTCTGGTCTAAAACCTGACGCATCCGGGCATTGGCCGTCGAGAGATCCTCTTACCGGACAGATATTGAAAGGCAAAAAACATGAAACATTTTCTAAAACGGAAGAGGGGGAAAAAGTAGCTGGACACACAATAATCAAAGCATCAAATGGAAGGTATTACTCCTATACAAAGGATAAGTTACCAACAACCACTACCGTTCCGTCTACAATGCCAGCTGCGGCTCCAAAGAACATAGGCACACCGAATAAACCTGTGGTTCCACCTGTTACAGTGCCTCCGATGGTGAATCAGCAGACTCTTGTGGATGAAGCAAACAAGGCTATTCAGGGTGGTGCTAATCCCGATTTGGTTATGAAACGTCTGAAAGAAAAGTACGGCATCGAGGTAAAAATGCGAGAGGTAAAATAATGGGTGCGTTTGATGATTTGATCCCATCTTCCGAATCCGCTTCCGGCGCATTTACTGACTTGATCCCAAGTTCTGAGGGGATAGCTGGATCATTCGATGATCTCATTCCCAAACCCAAAGAAGAGGGTATCGTTGATACCGCTTTAAGATATGGTGAGAACGCTATGGACTTCTCAAAAGAAGTGGGGAAGACCATAGCGGATGTCCCGGTGCAGTTGGTTACGATGCCAGCGGCTTGGATGGGCGGGGTAGCAACAGAAGCAATAACCAAAGCAATCACTGGTGATCCAGAAAAAACAGCAGAATATAAAGATATTGTATCTCGCGGTCTATCAGTAGAGCCTATGAGCAAGGTCGGGAAGTATGTCATGGAAAAGGCAGAACCAGTTTTCCAAGGCGTATCTAACTTTGCAACCGAAGTTACCGAACCGATAAGACGTGACCCCCTGCTTGGTGGTTCTCATTCGCCTGTACCTGAATTGGCAAAGGCGGCAGTTGAATTGTATCTCTTTAAGAAGGCCGGTGATGTTGGCAAGAAAGGCGCAAAAGCCATTGACCTTCGGGGTATGAAAGAAGGTCTTGATGTTACCCGTCCAACGGAACTTGAGATAGTCCGTCCCGAGTCCGGTCAGATACCCCTTGAAAGGCCTAAAATCGTCCTTGAAGCGAAAGAACCTGTTAAACCCGTACCGGAAGCCATTAAAGAGGAGATCGTTCCTCTTGATGCCACTACACCCCCTCTGGAAGTCAAAGAAGAGGTAGTTTCCGAAGTTTCTCCGAAGCGTCCTGTATGGGACATGCACCGATCAGAGGTAAATGAAAACGCACCCGCGACACTCAGAAAGACCGACGAAGGGAAATTCTATCTTGAGAAAGAAGATGGGACGCTGGTTCAGAACCCCAAAACAAAAAACGCTTTATTCGATAACGGGGATTACGCCTTTGACGAGTATTACAAGCAGGAACTTAACGGCGCATTGAAACGGGGTGAACCTGTTCGTGCGGATATTTACGAAGAGATTTCATGGCTGAAAGAACAGGAAGTCGAAACACCTGTGTCTAAACGCAGCCCTCAGAATATCGTCACAAGGATTAACGTGCCAGACGACATGGGGAATTACGGGATTAACCTTGGGAAATCCTATAACCCAACAGAGTTAAGAGAGTTCCCTGACCTCAATAGGACGATAAACCAAAAGAACGGATTGCACCCTGACGAATGGGCGACCATACTCAATTCCGAAGGCTATAAAACCAGAACCGGAGAACCTTGGACGGCAGATACCTTGATCGAGTCGCTTAAAACAGGTGAGGGAAGGGACTTACTAAATCCAGAGAAGGCCGATGTCTTAACCGAACGAAAATTCAAAACTCAGGAACAGGAGGCTATTGAAAGAGGTATCGAAGCAGAAAATCAAGGAGTGCCGTTTGATGTTCCTGGTGAAAAGCCAAGGGGTTTGGCTAAAAGTATTGAAGATGCGGCTCTTGAAAAAGCGTTGATACAAGAACGAGGTGACTTGGGGAAACTTCCTACTTATGGTGAACGGAACATGCAAGAGATTCACCAGATAGTTAAGGAGTTTGTTGACTTAAACAGAGAGAAAGCATTTAAGATAGTTGAAACCGGGAGAGATGCACCGGAAGGACTGTACCCTGAAGATATATTTACGGGGTTAAGGGTAAAAGCAGAACTTGAAGGCGATGTCCCTACTCTTCAAAGGTTATTGGAATCACCGTTAGTTACGGAAGGGACAACGATGGGGCAAAGGATACAAGCCCTTGACTCTGGTGAACGAACTCCTTTTGGTGACATGAAAGATATTGCGAATACGAGGGCTAATAGGGTTGAAAAGACCACCGGGAAGAAACCATCACCTCAAGTTGTCTTGGAGGCGCAGAAGCGTTTAGACCTTGCCGAAAAAGCCCTTGAGAGAGTTGAGAATAAAAAAGCACTTCAAGCGTTCAACGAAACCCATGCGGCACTGACCAACCCTAAAACACCGATTGATAGAAAACCTACCGTGTACGGGGCTAAGAACAAACTCGTCACGAAGGATATGTATGATTTAATAAGGAAGGAGTTAAAAGAGAGTTTCAGGGGGACTAAATTAAGCATGGGTCCGGACCTTGATCTTGCGGTAAAGGCAGGTCTTTATCATCTTGAAGCGGGTGCAAGGGAGTTTAAGGCATGGTCTGAGAGGATGGTTGCGGATGCCGGGGAGAAGATAAGGCCGTTCCTTGACGACCTTTGGAAAAGGACTAAAGCTGATTTCCATAAACTTTCGATAGACGATTTGAAGGGTAAGATTTCCAATCGATTGGAAAAGGGTAAAGACCTGTCCGAACTTAGTCCCTATGTCAATGCGATTGCAAAACAATTCATCGAGGAGGGTGTAAGGCGCAAGGGAGAACTTGTAAAGTCAGTCCATAAGGTTCTCAAAGAAGTTATGCCCGAAGTCACTCCGAGAGAAACGATGGACGCTATTTCGGGGTATGGACAATGGCGCAAGTTAAAGCATACCGAAGTTCTTGATACTCTCAGGGAGATGAAAGCAGAACTCCAAGACGTTGCCAAACTGGTTGACTTGAAAAAGAAAGGCACATTCAGCCTCACAGGACACGAAAGACAAGCAAAGACAGATGCTCAGAGGATACTTGAAAAGAAAGTAAACGAATACAAAAAGAAATACGGGCTACAGGATGTCAATCGGGAGTCACTTAACAAATCGGCACTTCAAGCGATTAAGACCAGACTTGAGAATGAGATAAAAGACCTCAACACCCAGATTGAAACCGGAAAGAAGATAATCAAGAATAAAACCCAAGTGAATTGGGATAAGGAAGCACTTGATCTAAAAGCTAAACGTGATGAACGAAAAGCAGTCTTTGATGAATTATTCGGCAAGCCTCAAATTACCGATGCACAGAAAATAGACCGAGCCATAAAAGTCACCGAAAAATGGATTGTGGAATACCAGCGCAAGATTGAAGCCGGTGACATCACCCCTATAAACAAGAGAGAGGTGTTACATTCAACCAAACTCGATGCCCTGAGATTGGAACGTGAGAAATTAAAGGATAGGTTACAGGAACTCCGCAACCTGAAGAATCCGAAGAAAACACCCGAAGAGATTACGCTTCAGAGATTGAAGACACGGTTGGAGAACGAAACCAAAAGATACAACGAAAAGATGAAGAATCTTGATTTTGAGGTTAACCCCAAGAAACCAACTGAGTTGGACATTAAAGGACAGATACTTAAAAAAGAACGGGATAGGGCAAAAAGAGACTTTGACAATGCTTCCAACGCTTCTGTAAATAAAGATGAGATGGAGAACATCTTGAAGATGTCCAAAGAGATCACCGAAGCAGAGAAGCGTGATCTTGCTAAGTATGGGAAGGATGGACAATGGGCAGAATATGGTTCTGCTAAACGAGCCTACGATAAATACGTTCAAGCTCTTAAAGAGGGGGATAGAACATTCACAAAAGAAATAACGGATAGGATACAAAGGGCAAAAACAGAATATAAGGAAAATCCGTCTTTGGCTACTCTTAATATCCTTAAAGACATAGGGCATGAGATAGCAGATAACTCTGTAGCAATGGCGGCATCTTTCGATTTAAGTTTTGTGGGTCGGCAGGGCTTTTTTACTGCTTTAACACATCCATCGGCATGGCTTAAAGGGTTTAAGGTGATGATGCACTCTTTTGTCAAAGAGTTTGGTGTAAATGGTGCTATGGATGCTTATCTGTCTAACGTATTCAGCAGACCGAATTATCGTAATGGGCTTTACCAAAAGGCGGGTGTTCTGTCGATGACGGAAGAAGTTTACCCTACTTCTCGTCCAGGGAAAATTCCGGTTATTGGAAAAGTATTCAACGCAAGTCAAGCGGCGTTTCAAACTGCTGGAATTGAAATGCGAACAAGGGCAATGGACATTATAGCTGAAATCCAAAAACAGAATAAAATAGACCCATTTGGTAAGGATCAGGCGGAATCAGTAGGGACTTTAATAAATAGTCTTACTTATAGAGGGAAATGGGGGGAACGGGGTGTTGCTCCATCCATAAAACTATTGCTGTGGGCACCGAATATTATCAAGGGACAATGGGATATATTAACGGCCCATACGGGCGGGGCAGGGCTTAGAACATCGTTTGCTCGTCAACAGGCAAGAATGAATCTTTATAAAATAACAGGTGAAATGGTAGCGTTTGCTACGATAGCAAATATGTTAAGCCCTGGTAGTGCCGAGATAAATCCGACAAGCAGTGCATTTGGGACTGTAAAGGTAGGGGATGAGCATATCGACTACACGGCAGGGGCAAGAACACCCATTATCGCATTTGCAAAATTTATTACGGGTAAAGAAAAGAACATAACAACAGGGATGACAAAAGACCTTGAATGGGGTTTTGGAAAGAGAAAAAGATTAAATATTCCTATAGATTTTGCCTTGTCTAAATTCAATCCCGTTGCCGGTGTTGTGAGAGATTGGGCAAGGGATGAGTTTTACGGAGGAGAAAAATTCAGTTGGTTAGGAGGTTTCTATCGGGCATATACACCTATCCTTGGTCAACAAACGGCACAATCTGCCGAACAGGGGATGACTCCATCAAGAGTATTGGGGATAGGCTTAGAAGGATTCGGCGTTGGGACACCACAAATAGGGACACCTTGGATACGGAGATAAAAAGGGGGCTTGTAAAAGCAAATAATAG